GACAGAGATATTAGTAGCAGTGCCTAACTCTGCTTCTACGTTTGTAAGATTACGACCATCACCGTAGAAAAAGGCAGCAGTTACATCTCCAACAACATTTACATTACCACTTACACTTACATTAGTTGCAAAGTTTGCTACACCCTCAACATCAAGAACACCACCAATACAGGCTGACGTTGCTACATCAAGTCTACCGCTTACTGATACGTCATTGCTAAAGGTTGCCTTGGATGTAAAGCCAGAAGCACCTGCTACATTAAATGTACCACCAACTGTTACATTATTCTTTAGGGCTGCTACATTCTCTACTGTAACTGTAGACTTAAAGGTAGCTGCTCCTACGGCTGTTACTGTACTCTGTAGTTGTGCTGCACCTGATACTGTAACCGTAGAACCAAACTGTGCTGCACCACCAACTGAGAGAGCAGCCTGTAGATGTGTTGCACCTACTATGGTAGCCGTACCACTTACATATAAATTACCACCTACTGTGGCATTACTGACTGAGATGTTTCCTGCAATAGTTGCAGTAACACCACTAATATTAGAACCATCACCATAGAATGCAGAAGCACATACTTTTTCAGATACATGTAGATTAGAAGCAATAGAAGTAGCACCTGTTATAGCAAGTGTACCAGTAAATTTAGCTGATCCAGTGGCTAATTCAAAAGAACTATTAGTTCCATCTCCAGTTTCAATAGTAGTAAGGCCAGCACTAACACCAGTATTGGTACTTACACCAACTCTTAGTAGTTGCTTATAAGTATTAGCAATTGTTTTTCCGGTTAAGTCTGTCATATTAGGTTCCAATACTTGTCTGTGTCTTCCCAGTTAGTCGTAGCTTCCGCCCACGTAAGGTTCCTACCGCCATTGTCAGGGCGTGGATCACGTATAGCAGGATTGTCTCTAACATCAGGAACTTTATTTTGTGGATGGTTCTTTAGATCAAACTGTCCTTCAAAGTCTGTAGGACATACTAACATACCATAACTATTAAAACGCATTATTAAAACGCATTACCCGATGAGGGTAGACAAAGCCACATGTATCACACATGGCTAGTGCGTTCTTATTACTTGCCATTAGACATACCTCAATCTAGGCACAACCCTCATGGTAGCTCGTTCACGATCTTCTTGAAAGGCTCTGGCAAGAAGTTCTTCGTAGTTAGTCTTTAACATTTGTATTCTAGCAGCTTCTACACCGGGACGTTTCATTGACATGTAGTAAGCAAGACCACAAGTAAGAGGTGGTAGAAAACGTGTAGGCATGTCTGCATTCTGTCCAGCAGATTTATCTACATCCTGCAATGCACTGATACGTTCAATCTTCATTACATCAGTAGAGTTCTCAGGAATAGGCCATACTGAAAGAACAGGGTTATCCCGTCCCCTACGTATAGAATACTGAGAAGGTCTACCTGTCTGGGTCTTGTTGGGAATTATTAGATATTCTTCAGGAGAGATACGTTCTAACTGAATGTCAGTACTATCCCTGTTAAGAACAACCTCAAGAGCATCTATAGTAGAACTACTGAGGCTATAAGAACCTACACTGGAAGTTACAGTAACAGCAGTAGTCTCTGTAGTCCACAGGAGAACTCCCCTGTTCTGCCAGTCTTTAAGCATAAGGTTTATTGAACGTCTAGCAGAAGCAGGTTCGTGACCAAGGGTTTGCTCTCCCCCAATCATCTCAGTTGCTTCTTGTATTACTTGATCTATATCAAGATTAAAATCATATGTACCTGATACTGCCATCACGCTTTCCTATACTTTGCTGTTTTCTTAGCTATTCTTTTTGGCTGCTTCACGAACTGTTTCCCGGCAGCAGTCCCTTTTCTCTTTGCTTTGGTGGTTGCTGCATATTCCTTTGATGACAATGCTTTGATTGCTTTCTTGGGAAGATACCGTTCCCCTGTCTTGCTGCTTGGCTTGCCTGATTTCGTTGTCCATTTTTGCTTTGTCCACTTAGATAATTTGTTACTGGCTTTCTTCTTACCTGAGTACGTACCACCTGCATCTTTATAATACTTAGTGGCTAACTGCATTGCTCTTGCTGAGTGCTTACCACCCATCTTAGCCTTTGCTCTTGACTTAGCCGCAGCCCACTTCTTAGGATCACGTTTAGTGGCAACACTCATTTTTTATGAACACTTTGAACTTCAAAGCTTGCTTTCTTAGAAGCACCTTTATGAGATTTATAGCCAGTGCTAGGGTTCTTCATTAGTTTAAATCCCTTACCAGCTTTCATCCAATGAAAACCTTTAGGAGCATCTACAGCTTTTTTCATTAACATCTCCATCTTTTACGGGCTTGTCTTAGACGACTGTTAGGATTACTTGCAGCCTTGGGGAACTTCTTCATTTGTCCTGCTGATCTAGCACAGTAAGACTTACGTCTTGTCGCACGTTTACCAGTAGGTTTCTTTTCAGTCACAGCAGTCTTTAATTTAGAACCGGGGTTTTGCCTACGATACTTGGCAACACCCTTCTTGGTCATGCCAGCACCAGACTTGGTAGGACGCTTCATGCCTCTACCAATAGTCATGCCCTTCATATTACTTTTTTTGCGCTTTACTGCCATATGTATATCTATACTTTTCTTTCATGTAGCTGATAAGAGAAACCCAGTAGTTATCCCAATCACTATAGTCTTCTTTAATAGGTTTCTTAATATCATTGTCTAGTAAATCATAATTATCTATACCTTGATCAACAGACTTTTGGTATAGCTTTATTATTTTTTTACTATCCACTAGAACCCTCTAAGTGCTGTACCGTAACCACGAAGAGCAGGACGTTTCTTTGCTTTAGTTTTCTTCATTTTCTTTTTAATACTTCCGCCCTTTTTCATCCAACTATCTATACTATCATTCATAGTATCATAATTATAATCTGGTACTTCTAAACCTGCTTTTTCAAAAGCTTTTGCAGTTCCTACAGTATTACCAGTTATACTTTTAAATAACTTATCATCATATCCCTTTGGATTTTTTTTAAACAAATCTTTAAGACCAGACATATTCGGGCCTTTGCCTTTAACATTTCTTTTTCTAAATGATATAGGACTAGTATCGGAAGTATCTCTTATACGCTGCAATTCAGAAGTCTTTAATACTTTTTTTAGTGACTTTAAGTCCTTAAGAGAAAGAGGTTTACGCACTCTTCCTCCCATTTTTCCCCTAGAATTTTTTGGTTTGTTTCTAGCCATTTGTTAACCATCTACGTCAAAAGATTTACCCTGTTGGTAGTCTTCATCAACAACAGCATCTTTTGCTTTACCTGTAACTGATGGTCCTTTACGTGCAGCACCAAATCCCTGACCTGTAGGTTTACCTACGATATCATTCAGTGGAATACTACGATCAATTAGTGTATGTGGTCCCGACATTATTTCTTTCCCTTTACTTTTTTGTAGATTACAATTGCAAGAAGAACAATACCTACAGCAACAAAACAAGCTATTCCAATATTATTATTAGGATTAGGTTCTGGCTTCTTAACAGGCTGCTCAACGACAGCTACTGTTTTTACTTCTGTTTTCTTTTCCATTTAAATTTTCCTTTTCCCTTAGTTTTCTTAGGCGGTTTCATAATCTGTTGTCTAGCACTAGACCTACTAATCATAACAACCACGAACTACATCATCTCCAGACATGTTTGTTTTAATTACTTTACCACCATGCTTTTTATATTCTACTTTGCCACCACCTTTAGCATATCCCATTTTATTGCGAACTGGAGTAGGAAGCTTTGCTAGGCCGGGATTGTTTGGAGCTTTAAGAGAACCGCCCATATTCTTTTTCATTACTTTACCGCCACCCATCCTCTTAGGTTGATTCTTCATATCATAAGATACATCTCCAGAGATAAATACTTCAGGTTTAAGATTATTTGTTTTAATTTTATTATTTTGTGAAACTTTTGGTTTACGTTTAGGTCTAGGTGCAGTTACTACTTTCTTTGCTTTTTTATCTTTAGCAATTTCTTTAGGAGTTCCTTTTATATTCCGAATAGTTTTACGCATTTTACCACGTTCAACCTCTTTCATATTTTTAAAACTTTCAGCACCAGTCTTGGACATTTGATCATAAGCAATAGGTCCAAGAAGAGCAGCTATTCCAATCGGACTTGTAGGTAATCTTTTACTATATTTAGAAAGATTAACTGTTTTATTTCTAAGTTTACCATCTTTACGAGATCGGGCTGTAACAGTAGAAACTTTGTTACCAGTCTTTTTACCTGTTGCTAGTCGTCCTTTATCTTTAGGGTCTTGCTTTACAGTCGCTACATTCTTTATACTACGGGGTTTATTCTTATCTTTTTTAAGAATTTCCATTCTTCCACGAGTTTTTTTACCCTCTTGATATCTTTTATCTTCTTTGAGTGTTCCACCTTTTTTGTAACCCTTTACTTTACCGCCACCTTTAGCTTCCATTGTTATGTATGGCTCAAAAGGTTTTCTTTTTTTTCGTTTAGGTTTTACTTTACCACCACCCATTTTCTTAGGAAGAAGAGATTCTGGTTTACTAGGTTTTTTTGGTTTTGTTTTCTTTTTAGATTTAGGCGGTTTAGGCATGATCGGTACTTCTTCAGATGGTAATACTTTATAAGGACCATCTGCTTTACCTGTTACTGGACTTGTGCTACCACCATGAGATTTTCTTGTAACCAAACTACGTTCTAATTTAGGCATTCTACCTCTTGTTGGAATACCTTTTTTTTCTTTTTCAACATCTTGAAGATATTCAGTAGCATACTTATATTTTTTTAAATTTAAGGGTTTTCTTTTATTAAGTTTAGAAGGTGCTTTAAGTTTCTTATCTACTGTAATCATAGAAGGCGGTTGAGTATATTTTTTCTTTTTAGGCATTATGGACTCCCCGGTGTAATTGTATCAGGACCACCCGCAGGTGAGGCAGCAATTGCCATGTCATCCTGACGTGTCCTTCTAGCTTGGTTTCTTAGTGTAATAATGGCTGCTTCATACTGAGCTTGCCATGCTGGTATTGTACTCCAGTCCTTCATGTACATAGTAACTTCCATCATTGCAGCATAGAACAAAGCATCAAAACAGTAATTAGTAAAATAATTTGCTGTAGTAACGCTTGTGCCTGTAGCAGAAGCCAAGGCTAATGGTTGGGAAGCTGTTTGTATTTCTCCTGTTAGTGTGGATACAGGAGTTGGTACAATAAAAATAGAAGTGTTATTCTTACGTGAGTAATAACGTGGCTCTCCTGTAGAAGCACTTACAGGCCAGTAGTCATTACAATATTCAATTGTTCGTTGCAGTAGATTTGTTTTACTACCTGCACTTGTTGTAAAGTTTACATTACGAACTATACGTACTCTATCATTTAGACTTACAACCGCATTACCAGCAGTAAGAGTAATAGCCGAATACTCATCTAGCCCTGAGTCATCAATATCTTTTGTTAGACGTAGCTCTGCTCTGCTAATGAAACTAGGTATCTCATTAGTAAATTCAGTACCATCATTCTCAGAAGTATTAATTAAGGCTGTTTTTAAATCAGAGTATGTAGACATTGTTAGCCTACATATAATGTAATGGTTGGGAGCATAGCAGCGGCACCTGAAGTTGCAAGGCTTACAATTCCAAATACGCCTACACCCATATCTCCTACATAAGTATCTTGTGAATCAGTAGCACCAACACGCCATCGAATAGCTGTACCTGCTGCTGTCTTATTCGTAATCTGTTTAGTACCTTTAATAATAATGTCTCCAACAATTGTGGAGTATACGTGCATAGCCATGACACGGGTATGTGATGGCGTAGGAGTACTCCCTGTGCCTTCATCTCCAAGTGTTAGGCCGGTATCTACGTAACGAAACCCTGTGATAATAGCACCATCGGTACTTACATTTTGTGCTACTTTAATATTTGTTGTCATAATAACTCCCTTATAAGTATGAGAGGAGTAGCTTGTACACTACCCCTCTCAACTATCTTATCAGCCAGCAGAACCGTACCATCCACGCCAATCAGAGACACCGAAGCTATAACGCTCACGGGCTTTGAATCGCAGATTGCCGGTATCAAAATCAGGCTCCATTTTAGTCTGAAGCGGAGAACGGACGAACATCTTCGTTCCGTTAGGCACATCAGTCTTAACAAACCACGCATCAGTATCAGTGAAGCGACGGTTAATGTAGTAGCCTTCAGGGACCATACCCATGTTACGAATAGCGTTGATAGCATTCGTATTGGGGTTGGCACTGGCTGCACTCGTTCCGGTGTTGCCGGGGCTGCTGAGAATCTTATCAGCAACGGCCCAGTAATCAACGGGAATGTGCAAAGAAACTACAGAAGCACCAATCAGAATACCACGATCATCTTTGGTTTTCTGAGCAGTGGTCAGTGCAGTCTCAAGGGTTGCTTCTGACAGATCAGCCGCACCAAGAAGGTTTGACTGGAGACCATCAGAAATGGTTGGATGAGATGCAGAGAAGAAGGCAGCACCATCACCAATGGTATCAGAGAAACCATTGTTGTAGATGTTTGCCGCTTTAACCTGCTTGGTGTTCGCCATCGCTCGTGCAAGACCTTTTGCACGAAGTTTCGCAAACGTATCATACAGGTTATCTTCCATAGCTTCTTCGGTGACAGCAAAGGCAAGAGCTATCGTCTCAGCCGTATAACGGGCTGAATAGCTTTCCTGTGCGTCATCATAAGAAACAGAAGCACCTTCACCCTTAGTGGGTGCAGTACCGAAACCAGTGAAGAGTACTTCTTCTTCAAAGGCACGATCTGAGTTTTCTACTTCAAAGAGAGGCTCATGTTCGTTGTTTACCTCTCCATACTCCATTCCAAAAACAGCGTTTAGACCGGGAAGGAGTTCTTTGCTAATACTAGCTCTATTAATAGCCATAATAATTCCTTCCTATCAAGCTGTTGATGCCGTAGCAGTTACGAAACGATCACGGTGATGGTTGAGCCATACTTCAACGATTGGATACGCATCCGAATCTTTCTCGTCTGGGTATTTAGCTTTACCAATTACACGAACCGCAGCCGCTGCTTCAGTGCCTGACGCACCGTCAAGGTAGTAACTAGACTGACCTGTGACTGTACTTCCTGAACTTGCAGTGGAACTAACTGTTACATTATAGTTTTTGACAATTGCCAACTCAGCCGCTGAAAGCGACAAAGAGGCTTGGATGTAATACGTCTGATCTGGATCAGTGATTACAAAGAATTTAATATCCGTGGCACTCAAGCCCCCGTTCCAATGGCGGGAAAACTTCTGCTCTCCATTTTCTACATATTGGCAACCCATGAAAACCCCAGAAGGTTTCAGTGTTGCTGCAATGTAAGGCGAAATCGTTGCAAAGTTTGCACCCGGAAGAACTACCGGATCGCCTGTGAAAATGTTATTAGTGGGCGACTGGGCCTGACCCGTTGAAGTCAACGTAATCATGTCAGTCACGGCTTCGTTATTGTAGCCACCACTCTTTTTACGAGCAGGAATGAAACCACGAAATGCTTTAGTAGTAGACATTGTTTCATCTCCTTGTTAAGAAGAAAGCTAGTTCTGAAAAGAAGGTCGCCTTCCTCGTGTTGTTACCGATTTACTTGTGTTAGAGATAGGCATACGAGAATCAGAGTTTTTCATAAGCTGGGCGTTTACTGCATCCATCATATCATTTGCTTTGTTTTCATAATGCTTTCTCCGGGCATTTACCTTGCCAGCTGGCATTTTAGCCAATGCTAAGTCTCCACGACAGACTGTACCAAGGTAACGGCCTTCATCCCTCACGAAGGATGTAACAGCCATTTCGGGAACTTCATCAGGAGTTACGAAGACCCACCCTGCCTGTTGTTTCTTACCAACATTAGTGATGTCGTCTTGACCTTTTAACGATATACGCAGCCAACGAAGGGCCATACCTTCACTGTCGTAACGTGCTTTTACTACCTCTGGGATAGTGAGGGCATCGGGTTCCTCATAGGTCCATTGATCTTCTCGTAGATTTTGTTCTCGTAGGTTGTCACTACGTGTTTCATTTCGTGTTGTATCCATTTTATTCTCCACGCTGTTATTTTATATCTGTATAATCGCCGTCAGCTTGATGTACTTTAAGCTTTTGAGCGGCATACGTTTCAAGAGGTATATTCCATTTTTGGGCAAGTCTTAAGTCTTCTTGCGAAAGCTTAATCTTTTTCCTAGAACTCGGAGAAGAGCGAGAACTCCCCGACACCACTTGAGCAGGACTTGACGNAGTTTCCTGAACACGTTCTTTGTCTTCTTCAAACTTATGTGGAAAAGACGTTTTAATTCGGTTATCAATTTCTTGATAAAAATCATTATCACTTGGATCATATCCTTCATTCTTTAATTCTGAATCAATAGCAAGTGCAGCCGCAGTCATCACATTGTCTTTACCAAACCAATCATTATCTGATGCCCACTGTTCTGCTTTAGGATCAGACACTGCCTGTGGAACCTGTTGCTGTTGTGCCACTGGCTGTTCCACAGCTTGCTGTTCTTTCTGTGCATAACGTGCTTTAGCACTATTGACTGCTTTTAAATCACCCTGTGCTTCATTTAACATTTCTTGAGCATTAAGAAGTTTTTCTTTTTCTCCTTCATCAAATGCTTCGAGGTAGACTTCTCTTGCTAATGCTATCTTATCTGTTAGCTGCTTCTCTGACATAGCAAGAGTACGTTTACCCATACTCTGTACTTCATTTTCTTTACCCAATAACTTTTTATTTAGTTCTTCATTCTGTATTTGTAAAGATGCTACTTGTTCTTCTCGTTCTTTTCTTTGTTTAACAAGTTGTCTAATTCTTTTTTCTGCACCAGCCGTTTCAATTCCTTCAAGTTCTTTAGGCTCTTCATCTTTGACTTCATCTGCTTTAACTTCTATTTTAATATCTTCTTCAGTCTCCTGATTAACTTCAGGCTCTTCAATTTCATACTCTACTTCACCTTGGGATACTTCTACAGTACTCCAATCATTCTCTTCTGCCATTATATTCTCCGTTGCTTACGAGACAAACGCCTTACGTAATAATTTATTGTTATACTATTATACCATACTTATTGGCTTATCACAAATCAGTTAGAGCCTTTTCCTAAATTAAATGTAGGATCAAGATTTTTTGGATCACTGACTCGCATAATTACCTGATCATCAAACAATAGTAATAGTTTAACATTCTGATAGTATAGCTTTGTTCCTGCATGTTTACCATAGCATACGTAGTCTCCTACCTTACACCAATCTCCACTGGGAAACTTATCTACATCTTTGTAAGCCAAGTCTCCTAATGCGATTACCTTACCTACAGTTGTAAGATAACTCATGTCATCCTTGGTGGAATCAGGAATAAAGATACCACCCTTTGTTTTACTCTTTACTGTCAACGGCCTTACTAAAACATGGAAGCCCGGTAGTTCTGGAAGATCAGCTGGGTCACTTACTTCATCTTCAATATCAATCCATTCGTCATTCTTCATTCCATTACCCATTTGTACCTGTCTCATTTAATCCTCTTTATACATCCTTTTTTTAATAATTTCTGTTAGGTTTGTTCTTGCCCACTCCAGACCTTGTATAGAACCTACAAGTTGTCTGTAGTGGGCAAAATCTTCAGCAGCACCATTACCTAGTGATACTTTTAATCTCTCAATTTCTTCATTAAACTCCTGAACAACTTCATCCCAAATTTCCATTTGAGTTACAGTGAAGCCTTCTTAGTGCTTTTCTTTGGAGCTGGAAATTCATAAGAAGATTTGTCCCATTCATTGAGAACACTTCGTGAACCACGTCCACCCCATACTTCGGCCTTGGGTGCGTCACCAAAACCTTTTGCAGTATCCTTTACATGCTCTGGATACCCTTTACCTTTCATCATCATTAGCTGTCTCCCTTTTTCATTTCTTCTATTGCTACACGAGATAGTGTATTAATTTTAGTATTCTCTGTATCTTTTTCGTCTTTCATTCTTTCAACTTCTAACTTAGCAAGATTATTCATTGCTGATAATTCTTTCTTTGCTTCTCTGTCTGCTTCAGCCTTCTCACGTTTAAAGTTATCAGTAGCACCAGACTCAAGCATATCAAGTATCTGTTCATTCTCTTTAAGATCAAGCTCTTTTGTTTTAAGTTCAAGTTCAGCGGCATTAACCATTGTATCTGATTGAAGCTTCTGTTGCTGTAGTTTAACCTTCTCCTGTTCAAGAGCAACAAGCTGTTGTTCTGGTGTTGGAACAGGTGGCTGTTGATTGGCTTGCATAACTTGTTGTGCAGCCTGTGCCATAGCCATCTCAACAACAGTAGACTGTCCCTGCTGTTCTGGCGGTACTTGTTGTAGCATCTGTGATGTAACACCATTCATTTGTTCTTGATACTTCAGTACAGAGTGTTCTTGAATGTTAGACTCAAGTACAGGTTTGATACGAGCCATGATAGGGTTAGCACCGTTCTGAGGGTCTTGAAGATACATCATCTTAACTTGTATATGTGCATCATGGTTCTGTGATGGGAAAGCTGCAATAGGCAGACCCTTTGTAACAGCCATAATATCAGAGACAGGATCAAGAGGTTGAGGCTCAATCTTTGGTGGTAGTATCTGTTCTAGGTTAGGCATATTGGCAGCATTGAGAATAGTTCTATTTAGTTCTTCAATGTTAAACATTCCCGGTGGGGATTGCTGTGCCATTTGCAGAGCCATATTAGCCAGCATCATACGATGTGCATTGGATGGAATGTTAGGATCAGAGACAGGAATAATATCTACACGTCCATCAAAGTCAGCCTTGAAGATATCACGATCTTCAAAGGGTACTTGGTATGGATACTTGTT